CCTGCGCCTGGTTAGCTGCTGCCTGTGCAGTTTCGGCCTTACTCGTGGCTTCGTCAGCTTTAAGCTGCGCCGCTGCCGCTGCGTTTGCAGCATCCGTTGCCGTCTTGTCTGTTACCGGTTGCCATGCCGAACCGTCCCACCTCTTGGGCGTGTTGGTGCTTCCAGTGGTGTCGATCCATAGATTTTGTGGGAGGCGATCTGCTGTTGCCGGTGTGGCGCTTTGTATTATAACTTTGCCCTTGCCCTCTGCGATACCTGCGGCTGCCAAAGCGTCCGCTGCCGCACTATCTGCTGCCGATCTGGCATCTTGGGCCACCTGATTAGCACTATCGGCAGTTTCCTGCGCCTTTGATACGTCCTCACCTGTGCGGATTATAGTTTCGTTTAGCTCTTCGACGTCCTCTTTAGCTTGCTTTAAATCTACGTTATTAAGGTCAACCTGCTCCCTCGCGTAGGTCAGTCTCTCCTGCAGGTCAGCCAACTCAGCGTTTGCATTATCCATCACACTTTCCAGCTCTATCAGCTGATCGTAGGCAGGCTGTGTCTGCTGCTTTACCACACTTACTATCTTTTTATTCTCCGGGGAGGTGTACCCTTTGGCTTGCTGGGAGGTACCGCTTGCAGATAGATCAGAGGCCCCTCTGTATTTATAGGTGGATGTCACGGCTAATGTCTTGTAGGCTTTGCCATCTACATCTACCTGCGTTATCGTATCCCCAGCTTCTAGTGCGGGGTTACCCTGCCAAGATGACTCAAAGGGGTAAAAGCTCGTGCCTCCTACTGCGTTAAGGATGTTAGGCAATGCTACATCATAGCTGCCCTGCAGCAGGGGATTGTCACCCAAGTCGACTTCGTACTCATCCGTGCCAGTAAGATACTTGGTGTCTTTTTCGTCCCCCTGCGCCCGGGCGGTGTAGCTTATCCCGGTGATCTGGATCGGATCTTCGGCCGGCTTAAAGTCAAATCTGTTTTCCGGGCCGATGGTCAAATCTGTATCTTTGTACCATCTAATCTCCAGCTCACCGGTGCGGGTAAACTTCGCAAATCCTCCCGCCAGTGCTGCTACAAATCCCAAAATATCCCGGCATGTGTAATCACCTTCTGGACGCTCTTTTACCACGTAAGACATATTGGTAAAGTATTGAGTCTTTGCAGGCACTCCGCATACGTTACAGATATCCAAGTAAATATCTTTAAGCGTAGCGGGATAGTCTATCGACGACTTGGAGTAAGGCACATCCAGGAGCATCATGCCATCCATGGCTTTAATAGTTAGGGTATTTCTTTGTTTCTCATATTCGTCAACATAAAAAATTCCGAGTGGCACATATTCGTACCTCTCGGACAGGTCTCGGTACTTAAATTGCTGTAAATCCTCATAAGTGTGCTGCTGCAAGTCGCTATACGTAGTCCCAGAGGACTCTTCCATTTCTAAACCTACCGTCGGGGTTATCCTAGCTCCGCCCCACTGCACATTGGGATACCTGGGTATCATGTGATCGTCGGATATCAGAGTTTCATTTTTCCTGCTGTACGGGGTTAAAACTCTGTCCGGAGATGGTATCATCCCGTTAAAAATAGTAAAGGAGATCGTACTTGCTACCGTACCGCCTACCGTAAAATCTTCGCCGCTTTGGGTAGACTCCGTACAAACAAGGGATCCTGCAACCAAGTCTTTGTCGCGTAGTTCCATCACACCATCTGCGTGGTTAGCCGCTATAGATATCTTCCATGTCCTACAGTTCGCTTGCACTTTTTCCTTAAATTCATTCGATACTGGATACACTCCATCACCTCCTAGTATTCGATCAGATTAAAACTTATATTCCAACGATCACCGTTCCAGTTCCTAACCAGTTCGATACTCCTGTCCCCGGTGTACATGGTTTTTGTTTGAAACCCATCTGCCGTCAAAAATTTAACTGGAAACGACGGCGGTTTAATAGCGGCCAATATTTTACTCAACTGTGCGCTTGTAACACCTTTACGTTCTACTTCTATCTTGTAGATCCCCTGCCGTACCGGATCCCGCTGGAGGACCCCCAATTCATTACGGCCGGCGTCCCCTGAATCCAAATCATACTGTGAAATACTAAGCGGAGGGAACGAAGAAAAGTCCACCCCGTTAATGCTGAGTACCAATCCTATCCCCTCCTTATACCGTGATTATAGTTGCGCCGTCAATCCGGCTCTGGCGGTTAATGTTCTTGATTACTTTTCTAGTTAACGTTTCATCCCCAATCTTTATCGTGAGGTTAATGTCCTTGCTGCCCTGCGCAGATGATACTGCCTCATATACGCCCTGAGATACCGCCTCCACAATTTGGCTGTTGTTGGCCACAGCGGTTTTTCCGCCAATGCTACCGATCAATTCCGGGCCGGCCTCGTTTGCGACGAATAATTGGCCCTCAGGCGGGAAACCACCTCCGGCAAATGCTCCTGCCAAACTTGCAGCTTTAAGCGCTGCCATGCCCTTAGCAATGTAAGGGACAGCTGCTGGACCTAAAAAGTGTATTGCCGCTGCACCGCCCACAACCGCACCGGCGACGACCGTCGTTTTTACGATGACTCCTTTATTGGCACTGAACCATCCGCCAATTTTTTCTCCAGTAGCCCTTGCAAAGTCTCTAAAGCTCTGCCAAGCTGTACTCAATGCGTTACCAATATTTGTGACTATGCCCTTGCCAATTTCAGCGGTGGTAGACAGTATCCCTCGCCCCGCGGATCTCATGGCCCCATTCGCAGATTGCGCAAATGTATAGGCGTTTTTGATGCCTATGCTGAATCCGGATGCCAGGTTAGCCGCATACGATCTTGCCGTTTCAGCCCCTACCGCCGCTACAGCCATGCCCAAAAGCTGCAGATTGCTTTGTACCCCGGGAGCAAATATTCGCACGTTCCGGTCCGTCGTGGCCAATCCCTGCGCCCAGTTTTGAGCAAATGCTTTACTGGTTTGGCTCGCTATGTTCCCCACATTAACCTTATTTGCCGCCAGGCTGCCTTCTACGGCCCCCAGTGCACTTCTTACGTTTTCCTGTACATTCGCCAGTGATGTGGATGTTAGTCCCTCCATATTAAGGAGAGAGGCAACATACAGCCCAAGATTCACCGCTGGTATTGGTGGTGGAACCAAATTCCACACCGGGTTAAAAACCGGTACAGGAAGCTGTGGAAAGACAGGGATCGGCACTAAAGGAGGAACCAACCCCCACTGCGGGTGGAACACCGGAACAGGTAATTCCGGGAAGCTCGGTATCGGAATGGTTGGCAAGTCAAGGCCCCAATTGGGATGCCAAACCGGGTCGGGTAATTCTGCAAAAGCAGGAGCCGGAACCGTTACAGGCTCTCCCACTAATCCGCGAAAGTCATTCCAGCGTTCTGTGAACCACGGAAAGAAGTCCTTAGCCTTTTTCTTTGCCTGATCAAGTCCGTCTGAAATGCTCGGCCCTACATCTATGGTTCCAAGGCCGCCGGTATTAATACCGGGGTTAAACCCACCGCCGCCGCCTCCGATTCCACTACCGCCAGTGTCACCCATATTGTTCTGCAGGCGATTGATTTCGTCAAACGGGGCCAAGGCTTTCTGAACGGCCTTACGTGCCTTATCGATTCCCTTGCCCAACCCAGTCTGGGCTTTGCCTGCCTTGTCCGCAGCCTTTCCGATCCCCACATTTACGTCTGACAGATCTATACCGGTATCTATTGCTTCCTGTTGTGCCTGTACGGTAGAGTTGTCCACAACCTGCTTGCCAGTTATCATGGCAAAGACCTTGCCAACGGTATGGGCAATCTTGATCAGACCGCTTAAAATTTTATTTAGCAACTTCACGAATGGTAAAAGAACCTGGATTAAGCCATTCCCGATAATGCCCATGAACTGCTGCCATTGCTCTTTCAGCAGCTTTGTTTGGTTCGCCCAGGTTCCCGTATTTCTCGCGAAATCGCCCTGGGCATCGCCTGTGACGGACATCAAATAGTTATACCGCAACAAGGTTTGCTCGGCCTGTGTCATCTCCTGCCAGGACTTACTGATCCCCTGAGACATGGCATAGGCTTCTAAGTTGGCGACGTTCATGTTTATGCCAAGCTCTTTCAGCGGCATTGTCATGCCCGACATGCCGGACATTATTTTCTGGAAAGCCGCCTCATCTCCGAGGTTATAAAAAGATGCCATATCAGCGGACAGCGTCGTCAGGTTCTTAGACATCTCTTTCATGGTATTACCACTGATGCCCGAAGATTTGAGCATCGCACCCATAGTGGATGTAAACTTTTTCGCAGATAATTCCGACAGCCCGAGCTTATCAAGGGCGGTGCCTGCAAAATTATTGATGTCCTGCGACATGCTCCCGAAAGTCACGTCCACAACATTTTGTGTTTCTTTCAGATCTGATGCTACACCCACAGCATGCTTCCCGAAATCAACTAGTGCTTTTGTAGCTGCTGCGATGGCAGCTGCCTTGCCCAAATTTGCGAAACTTAATCCCAGGCCATCTGCCATGCCACTTAGGGTTTCGTTTATGCCATGGGACGTTCGCTCAGTATCACCCTTAAATTTTTTAAGATTATTTTGGGTGTTTTTAAGACCCCGGTCTATTGCACTGAAGTCCGCGCCCCCGCGTACTACAAAATTGGAGCCAGCCATATTCTCACCTCACTTTCGGCTTGAATAATGGCTCAGCGGCTCTCTTGGTTATTCAATATTAATTTCTATTTCTTTTTTGCAGTTTTTACATTTAATAAAAAGCTTCCGACTTTCAGCCTTTAATTCGTCATATCTAAGTATCTTCTTCCCACAATTAGGGCAACAGTACCATACCTTTTTATCTCTCACACCCTTTACCACCTCATTTTTAAGCATAATAAAAGCACCCCGAAGGGTGCTTCCTGAATTATCTTATTTTACTAGATCAAACCACGCAGTCTGCGCAAATACTACTTTTGGCGCTGCATCGTTCGCTTCTATGCTAAAGCAGACCCAGCCTTGATGCTCTGCCCCTTCATATAATTGCGCTTTGATATCTGGATCCATACCTGGAACATTCCAACGTAAATCAGACACCTTATAATCTCCGGTCGAATATGCAAAATTAGTGCTGGCGATGGTAAAGGGAATATCATTCCCGGACTTATCTTTCAAATACTTGATTCTGAATTTCACAAGTCCATATTCTTTTTCATCGCCGGGATTTATGGCACTATGCCAGCTCTGTAGTATTTTATTTGCTTCTTCCCCGCGCCGAAAGTCTATCAGCGTGGCTTCCACCTGGCAGACGTTTCCGCTCTGATCTTGGAGGTCCACTTGCACAGGCTGATTGATCTTAGCTGGATTCTTGCGGGATCCAACAGCCAAAACATTTTCAGCATTTCCTATCGTATTTGGTATACTCGGCGCAGCTATCTTGCTAGAGTCCAACTTACTTATCAGAAAGTAAGCCACTATGATTACTGCCACTACGCCGATCCATTTGGGTATATATGCTTTTGGCTTTCTTCTTTTTGGCATTCGTTCATCTTTCTCAAACAGCCCAAGCTCCGGAGATCCATACAGCCCCATTTCCTACAATCCCCCTATGCATTATAATATCTGCTTATATACTATATAAAATCACTAAGGATTGCAAGATTTTTCCGTGCCATTTCAATTCAAAGGGGATCATCGTTCTGTCCCCCCAAACAAAGCGTTCAGTGCTTTTACCTGTGCCAGCATCTGGTCATCAGTCATCGGGCCTTCTTCTGCCGGCTCATCCATATCTTTTAAAGCCTTTTCTATGTCGACGTTCTTTTGCCATACCCATCGGCTTATTAGATATGCCTGATATATCCGTGCCTGCCGTTCTTTTTTCTCCTTATCTTTATGCGCTTTGATGGCTATGTTCAGGTCGCCCATCGTCATTTCCCAAAAATCATTTATGGAGATTCCAATATACGCGGCTTGCTCCCACGCGAATTGAAGGCTGAATTCTTCTGATTTTACTTTTTCTCCGGTGCCTTTGCTTTGCCCTCGGCCGGCTTTTCCTCGTTTTTTGGGCTCTTGTTTCCTTCCAGGGTACCATTGAATGCTTTCCACATTGCCTCTGTAACTGTCGCCAAATCAGAGTGTTCGTCCACCAGATCCATAACCCTGTCAGGCGTCAAATCGGGATCCTCATGCCTCAATCCTTCACACATAATGACAGCGTAATCTGCCATAGTCAGCTGGCCGTCTGTCATTCCCGGGATCTGTATCAGCGGCTTCCCGAATTTCTTCTCGATATTGCTCAGCGTCCTCATGTTATATTTAAAGTTCCGCTCCCGATCAAGCTTTATTGGATAAAACATATATTTATTCCTCCTGTTTACAGTGTTTTAAATTCGTCCTCTTCGTCAGCCACTTCATCAGCATATGTCAGTTCCAGATCAACATCAATCGTGCCACCCTGACCGTTATCATCAGGTGGCATCCTGTAGATTGATAGCCCATTAACCTCGTGGCCAGCAATCAAACCGCTTAATATCCGCAGTACTTCTTCTTTATCCATTCTTATCTTTCCTCCTATTATGGACAGTGGGAGTATTAAGACCCCGCCCCTGTTCCCATACTCAATTCAGGCTTGCCAGATACCTTGATTGTAGCTGCAAACGCAATTGCACCATCCAACTCGATATCGCCCACCTTGAAGCCTGTCACGATGCCTTTAAAGGTCCAAGACGCTTTGGGATTGGTCGGAAAATCAATTGTATATTCTTCCTCGTCATCGGAATCTATCGAGGCCTGCATCGCAGCCTGGCCCGTATCTTCCGCATCAAAGAACCCCTCCAGCGGAACTTCTCCGCCGTCACGGAACGTTTTGATGAATTTACGATATCCGCCTTCAGAATCAAGGTCCGTAACATCCATAGTGTCTGCTGTGATCTCGATGCCACCGATGGACGTAAGGCTGCCAATCTTTTGTGTTCCACTTTTTATAGTCGTTCCTATGCCTCTTGTTGCCATATTTTATCATCCTCTCTTTATGTGTAGATTGTGAAATCAATGATTCCACGATTGACTTTCAGCTCCGGTTCCCATACCTCCGAAACATTGTTCAGGTTCAGATCCTCTACGTGAGTATGGTCCGCACCGATTTCCGTCCCCGGAAGGGATAGTAAAAAGGCCTCTACTTTATCAGTGAGGCTTTTCATGTCGCCGTACCCCCGCGCCATGCAGGAGAACATATAGCTCAGGGCCTGGTCTCCGGTGAATCCCTCAAGGGTTTTGCCCTTGTCAGTGTTTATACGTGCATACACCAGATAAGGCTTAGTGGCGGTCTCCGGGGCATTAGTGGGGTAAATGTTCCCGACAAGCTCCGGGATCCGCTGTTCAAGCTCATATTTCAATGCTTTTTCCACTACCTGATCCCCTTTTTTTCATCTACTTTAATCCCGCCTTTCGCAGCTCAGCATCCATTTTTTCCTGCATAGTACTGACTATGGTCCGCTCGATATTTCGGGTGTTTTTCGCTAAACTATCATGGATAAACCGATACCCGGGGATATACCGGCCGTTTTTCGCAAAAAAACCATATTCCTGCGATATCGGGTAGTAACCGGTGATCTGGCCGGCAGCATTTTTCTTCTGGAAAACGCTGTTTAATTTTGGATCAAAAATAACTCTGTATACTTTTTTCCCCTTATCCCGTGATCTCTCACCCTTAATGACAATCCCTTTTTGCAGCATTCCGGTATCGTATGGAGCGGATGCGCGTGCGTCCTTCTTAACTACATTCATACCTTTTCTGGCAGAGGATGTGACATACTTCTGTGGGACCTTTCCAAGCTTCTCAAAATCTTTAATGAGTTTGTCCATGCCCTCTACCTTAAACCTTACGCCGCCCCTCATTGCTCCACCAGCCGACAATAGCAAAGCAGTTCCTGATGCAGTGATTTAACATCTATTGCTGACAGGATTTCGTAGATTTCCTCGCCGTGCTGGATCCGCATGGCATTGGTAACGCCGGGAAAGTATCGGCAGTTGAATTTTACTTCGACTTTGGTTCCGGCGGACATGGCGGCAAAAAACTCATTCCCGAGAATCGGCTCTTTGCTGGCCCATGCAGATTTAAAAGGGACCCACATATCAACGGGGTCCCCATAATCATCCTGTCCGGTGGCGTGTTTGAGGAATGTAATTCTGTGCCGGTAATCCCCTGGATTAAATCTGCATGCCATTATGTCACCCCATCCGGTGTTGGTAAAAGATTTGTGCTGTACATACCCAATATGGTTTTAACAACCCGATTCAGATTATTCTTATCCACATACAGAGTGCGATTATCGTACATGTCCTGGCATAAAATGTACACAACGATTGTAAAGTCTTCATGGACATCCATTTCAGCATCTGTAATCCCTGCATAAGACCTGGTAAAAGCCTTGGCGGAATCAATCAGTGCCTGAATCTCCGAATCCGTGTACTCTCCCTGATCTAACCGCAAATATTCAGCAATGTTATTTACGCTTATTTCGCTTACTTTCACCGGTGCCCACATCCTTTTCAGGCTTTTCTGGCTTTCCCTTAACCTCCACAGCATAGCCAGCCTGTAAAAGGTCCTGGAGTGTAGTCTTGTCACTACACTCCTTAACCTCATTTTTCCCCATGCACAAAGCCCCAGTGAAGCTCACCAAGGCTCTTATTTTAGCCATGCTTATTCCCCTGCCTTAATGGTCAGCTTGGCAATCTTCTGAGCGTTTTCGACCTTGCTGTCGACTTCCACCCAACCCACAACACCGATCGCGTGCTGAGTAGCAAATTTTTCGCGGAGCACTTCGATGCTGATGTTTTCGGAGAGTTTAACAGCCAGCCCACTCATGTCGCCGTAGTAGATTGCCGTCTTGCCTGCGGCGATAGGAGACATATTGTCAGAAGTATATACGTCCTTGCCAAACAGGTTATAACCCCATTTCGCGGTGGCGTCCCTGTTCAGGAGGTACTCGCCCTGCTCGTTCTTCAATTTCCGTATTGCCGTTCGAGTAGCTTTATTCATGATCCAAATTGCCGGTCCTTGGTAGACATCCGGAACAGCTTCCTGCAAATCGATCAAATCGTCAGCGGTAATGGCAGTCGCGGCGGCAGTAGTTACGGACTGAGTAACATCAGACAGCCCTTCAATCTTATTATTCGTGCCGTTTAGCAGTTCATTTTCAATCCATCTGGAAATTGATTCTGCCATCGCGTTAATGACATAATCCACGATATCAAACTGAGAATTATTGACTAGAGATTTAGAAATCTTAGTCAGAACACCCGCCAAGAAGCCCTTAAGCTCAATGCTCAAGAACTTTCCAGATGTGGATTCCAGATCTGTTAACTCGGTAGCATATGCCATGGTAATAGCCTGAGTGGTCTCATCGTAGTAAGGAATGTTAAGCGTTCCACCAATGTTGTACTTGGTTGCCAGCTGATAAATTGGGCAAATATCACGTACCCGTTTGATAATCTTATTGGCAATGGAAGACGGAATAACTGCGCCGTTATCAGTTCTTGTCAGGTTTACTTCGGCTCGTTCCTCAACAATGCCTCGGATGTAGTTGGCAAATGCCTTTCCCTCAGCAATGGCACGTTCTTCGGCTTTCTGGCCCGTCTTTCCGTCTTTAGGCGGTTTGCCCAGGCCCCTGGCTCTTTCTTCGGCTGTGATGGTATCGTCAATGCCTTTAATTTCTGCCTCCAAGGCATTAAACTTCTTCATTTCCTCTTCAGTCATGGCCCGGGTTTCGGCCTTTGCACCATCCACAATCTTTTGCATCTCATCAATTTTGTCGTTCTTCTGTTCCTCCAGACTCTTCATAGTAGCCCGGAGTTCTAACACTCTTTTCATTCTTTTTTATCCCCTTTCAAGTTCTGAATCCTCTGTTCCCACTCGGTATAGTCATGTTTCTGTTCGTCAACAGTGACAGCCCGGAACTCATCCCCGCGCTGTTCTGCGATTACCTCCTTTTCGGACCGCTGTTCAATGGATGTCCCCACATAGCAAGGAGACATGCGGTCATCGATTATGGACACTTCGTAGATGTCCAGATCTTCCACATGCCTTCTCGGTAGCTGATCAGCTCGCTCCTCCAGATTGTCTTTATTGACGTACATTCCGAAGGACCAGCCTTTCAATTTTTTATTCCTTGCTTTCTCAATGACGTCGGGATCCTTAACGGTTGCGATTGCCCGGAGCCCGATGTTATCTTCGAACAATTCAAGGTCCTGATCTTTCAGGCTGCCCAATTTTCGGTTTTTATCGTGATCCAGTAACAGGTTTACATTGTCTGCTCGTTCCAATCCTTTTTGGAAAGCTCCTGGCTCGATCTGCTCAACCACTTTCCCCCTGGAAGTGATGACCGGTTTGCTGTCTCTACCCACTGCATTAACATATCCATCCAGCAGGACACTGTCATTCCTGATTTCTATCCGCGTCTTTTTCATCCCCTTTCAAGTTTGTAGCTGTTTTGTCTGTGTTTGGCGTGTAAATTGTCTTCGTTTTTGGATCATACAACACGCTATCTAACCCAAGTTTTACCCAATTGATACCCAGCGCCGGGAGATCCTCCATGTAACGTACTTCATCGATTTGCATAAAGTTCGAATCAATAGCCACTTTATAGGCATCAAACCGCTCTTTTATACTGCCTTTTAGCATCTCTTTGGTATCAAAGGCATAATAGTGGGACTTCTTCTCTTTTTCCAATAAAAAGTCCCGATTCAGTGCACATTCAATTGCTGTCAGAACAGGCAGAACTCCCATTTTAAAGCCCTTGGCATATTCCTTATCATCTGCCGTCCCTTTAGTGATATTTTCCGAGATGTTAAATATCCTGCAGACCTCTCCAGAGTTCGTTTCTTTATTCTCATTCAGCTGCATCTCCACGGAACTATTCGATGCTTCTTTGAAATCTATCCCATCATTCAGAATGACAACATTTTCAGAATTATTACTGTAAAGGTTATTCCACGCTGCCTTTAGGCTGTCAACAGCTTCTTGCGATAATTTTCTGGCCGCTTTCAGGAAGCCCTTTTTATTGCCGCCCTTCTTAACCAGTGTCTCCTCAAATTTTAAGGTATTGTATGCAACGCTGAGAATCAAACTGTTTTCTTCAGTGATACTTACTCCCTGCGCACCATCTTTTGAATTCCGGAGGATTTTCAGAAATTCGTATGGCTTGTACGGCTTACCCTGAATATAAATATCATAATCCTTGTGAATTGGATCTGTATTAGGATTAATGGATATCTGCGACTCGTCCACATAGTATAGGCCGGTGAAACGATTACGATCTTTTTCAATATAAGCGTATCCACCTTTGCCAAGATAATAATCCCTAATGATCGCTCGCCAGAACTGAACAGCGTCCAATGTATCCTTCGTATCATTGTTTAGCAGCCATGTTCTTGGATCATCTTTTATTTCCTCTGTTTTATCGCCATCTATTCTGTATAGCTTAATTGGCAGCATAGCAACCGTATCTGCAACAAAGTTGATACAACTCTTCACACTGGGGATATTCAAGGCTTCTTCTTTCGTCACGGCGGATGACCCGAGTAATGCCCGTAATAAGACTTCATCAGTTTGAGTTTGCGAAATAGCAGACTCTTCTGCCCGCTTCTCTTTTTTACTTCTAAACCATCCCATCAGACCACCTCCTTTATGCCGTCTGAACCACAAAATCACTGCCGAACAGCATATCCTGCTGTAACAGATAGATGGCATTTATTGTGGCGACTATCATATCTACCTTGCCGGCCGACTTTTTCTTGTTAACATATTTGTTCAAGTTTGTATCCTCTGTGCATCTGGCATTCTGGTCATTGATCTCAAGCAACCGATTCTGATCATATTGAAAAAGTTTTTTCAGAGCATATTCCTTCAGGAGCTTTGTCGGCGGATGCAGTACGCTGGAATGCTGCTTAATCTCCACACATTCATAACCGGCCGATTCAAGCTTCTGAATTGTGCTTATTGCGTTATATCTGTCATACCCAATCTGGACAATTTCAACACCATATTTCTTCTCAAGCTCAAGGATGAAGTTTTCGACAAAACTGTAATCTATAACTTCATCCCCACATTCGAAGCAAACGCCTTGTCTGATCAGCCGATTATAGTCAACCTGCTCCTTCTTAATCTTAAAATCTTTGCTATCCTTCGGAATAAAGCCCCATACTTTTGCACATATCTTTCCACCATCTTCACATACCATGGCAACAGCTGTATTGTCATCTGTCTGAGACAGGTCCAATCCGAGGTAGACTTTTTTGCCACGCCAAAATTCCAAGCTTTCTTTGATACTGCATTCCTTGAATTTATCGATAGGAATGTACCCTTCTACTCCTAATCCCTTATACATGATGTTATTGAGCTTGCAAAGGTAATTCTCCCTTTGGTTCTCATAAAGGACCGCCATAGTCCGCATACCTTTGATTTCCTCAAAGATATAATCATGCGCAACGGCAACGGGGTTTGCCTGATAAATTACAAGGTCGTTGGTTTTCCACTGATCTTCCTTCTGCAAATCCTCATCCGGCTCATACAGCAGAGAAAATCTCCTTTTATCCTCTATCAACCCATCCAATACCTTTTTCGATATGTCAATCTCGTCGATCATGGCGTTATTGTCATTTGGGTATTGGGTGCTGATGATAAATCCCAATTTATTAAACAAGGTTATCTGGGATGTTCTCATGGCCGCTATGGGGTAACCATCCATAGCGCCGGCTTCATCGGCCAAAAAGGCGTTCGCCAGTTTTCCATCCATTTTGTCTTCGGAATAGGCAAGCGGCGTATAGTCGCTATCGGTCAAAAGGCATCGGATCTCACTTCGAAGGATCTTGAAAACCCCATCGTCTGCCAATGCCGGACTGACTTTGATAATCTTCCGAATAGCCAGTTTGATTTCAGATGACAGTTTTAAGTCAGGAGCGACAGAGAAAAACCGGGAAAACTGCGGCTCTATCAACAATAAGATTATAAATATAACCGCCACATTGAAGGTTTTGAAATTCTTTCTCGCTATCTCCAACACAGCGGTTTTGTAGTATCGGATGTCTTTGTCACTGTTTTTCAGCTTTGTACATAGCGTTGCGGTAATCAACAGGCAAGCGTAATCTTCCAGTCCTTCATCCATCGGGCATAATAGGTCAGGGTGTACCATCAGTTTTAATATTTTATTTATCCGGTTGTAAGCTTTTTCATCGAAATAGGCCTCTGCGTCTTTACCGTCCACAATATTAAGCCAAGCTTTAGTTTGCTTCTTAACATATATCCCAACTTTGCGGTTGCCAGGTTCCAAGCACCACTGAGCGTAATGATACGCCCGGCCGTCCTTAATCACTCTTGAGCGCTTCCAGCAATGGGTTTGGCTCCTTATCTGGCTGCTTCGGGATGCTTCTAAGCGCTGCCGCAATCGTCATGATATTTTCTTTCTCAATGTCAAGGAGCATTTTCCGTTTAGCCTGTACTTGCTTATCCAGGGCGATTATCTGCTTCTGCATATTGTTTTTCATTTTGTAATAAGAGTCCAACGACATTTCCTCGCTGTCAATCAATCGTTCCTTATCTTCCACCAGCTCCTGGATGTCTTTGTAAAAGGATTCCCGCTTTTCCTCGAAATCCAGGCATTCGGCCTGCAACATACAGTACCGATTTATTACAGAACCATATATGGCATCGTTTTTCCCTATGGCTTTCAGCAGTCTGTTAACCCGGAGAAATTCTTTGTGTGCAGTAGGATTGCTCTTAACTTCCGGACGTTCACTTAGCTGCTTGCCTGTTACGAGAGCTGCCTCTCCTTCCTCCCGCTGCTCCAACTCAGCTTTCGTTCTGTGCGATTTCTTTTCGGATTTTAAAACCGCAAACGGTTTAGGTGGTGTTGGCAAGAGAATTCCTCCTTTCATCAGTATTGCATCAGTATTGGCCAAAACCCGATGTGGGAACAAATTGTCTAAATGGGGG